TGAAGTGCTTCCTGATACTCATCTGGAAAAGCCATATACGAACCGCCAGAAATTGCTGGATGTTCAAAATTAATTTGAATAGTCAAGTGTATTTCTTCGCGAACACGACGAATTGTTGGAGTATCTCTATCAGAGGGCACAAAAATATCACCATATATATCAGTTATAGCCTCAACAGAATTCCACACGACTTCTTCATCGTTTCCGGGCAGTCTTTTCCAGTCATTTACATCAAATTTAGCAATAAATGCAGCATAAGCCCTGATGTAAGCACCTTCACCTCCATCATCTTGAACTTCATAGTCAGTATATGTCTGAGCCATTCTGTCGTTGTACTCATTCATTATATTTTCGCACTCTCCTTCATATTGTGCGATAATATCACCAACTAAATTAGCATCAATGCTATTTTCGGTGTCAGTGTTCTGTTTCATCGAACCTTCGACTTCTATATCAGCACCTAAAAGTTGCTGCATTAGTTTAAGTCTACCGGATGCACCGGCAGTATCTTCGTATGAACCACCAAAAATCGTAAACCTATTTAAGTTAATCTTGCCATCTTCTCTTGGCATATTTTGAATAACTTCTTCTTGAGTAGTTCTTGCCCAGTCTGTGACTGTATCTGCTATACCGGGGATGTCAGCACCGTAGATTCTTTTTTCTGGCATACCGACATCTTGCCCATCATCGTATCGTTTTGGTGTGTCAGTGTCATAATAACGAACATGTCGAATTCTAGTTCTAGAAAGTGGATTTAAATCACCTGTAAATGGTCTTTTGTCATCAGCAAATATTTCACCCTCTTGAATCTCTTGTTCTGCACTGTTTATATTCCCTGTGTCAGTGGCACTCAGAAGCTCTTCTGTCTCTACTACATATGCTACCGCTCCGTGACCTTGAGCCTCGGCTACAGCACACTTATAATACGATTGATAGGCACTTGTACGGCTAGCAGGGGAATGACACGATGTAATCTGGTCAAAATCGCTCATTCTGAGCACATCTATCGGGTGTCGAGTGATAATAATTGAAAATTTGTCATTATCGATGTTATTTATCTCTTTTTTGATAAATCCGGCGTTCTTTTTCCAATATTCGCCGTATTCAGTGGCTAAATCAGTCATATTGTAGCCTGCTGGACCCGCTACACCCGGATTTACGACATATAAGTACAATTGAGAGTTAATTCTCTCTAAATTCTCCAATTCTTTCTCATCAAGTGCAGCACGGAGCATTTTTTGGGTAACTCGGTTTGGTGTATCGATACCCCTACCATCTGCTAGCTTATAGTTAGCATTATCCATGTGTTTATACACTTTTTGGTATAATGCCTCTTTTCTTTTGCTTAAATCGACTATTTTAGAGAAAAGTTTACCGATTTTCATCTGAATCTTCTTGGTTTTCTTCTTTGGCTCAGGTCCGCCCGCCAACATATCAAGAAAATCATCGGATGTACTCAGATCTCGTTCAGCATACACCATACCTTTTTCCCAATCTACTTCATATTCTTGAGATCTAAAGAATTCTGCGAATATTCCAAGCTTTGAACCAGTATCAATGGTTGGAAACGGTATAACAACTCGCATTTTGCCGCTAAAAAGGTCATTTAAAGGTAAATTTGCCGGATCAAGGTCGTCTAAAACATCTTCAAGGACTCTCAACTCGTCTTCTTCGATTTCACGAAGGATAGATTCGTTTTTTCGTTCGCCTTTTTTGGATCTTGACCGTTGATTTTTGCAAAATTGCTTCATTGTGAAGCCTTTTGGGTTATCACACTTCTTTTTTCGCTTAGCTCTTTCAGATTTAGAGAACTTTTCGTCTAAATTATCTAAAATAGCAGCAGTTTTTGCTAAAATTTGCTCATCTGTAAGCATATTACCACTTCTTGCAAGACCAATAACGTGCTTTTAATTTAGATCCGGGGTTCTTGCAGTTATGACGGGCTCTAAATGATTTTCTACGGGCTGGAGAGTCTTTTTTAATCTCCATATTCGCATCACCATAGCGAATAATTTTCTCAGTGCCGCCTTCACATGCTTTAACTACGAATTTTTTCTTACCATAACCGGCCTCGCCCTTACGAATTCGTCTTGAAGAGTTACATTTCATGCGATCTTTAGCAGATTTCTTCTTTTTCTTTTTTTCGTTTAAAGTGCTCTCTTGTAAAACTAGCTCAATTTCATTTTGCACTTCTATCTCTAATGATTCTTTTTTTGAATTACCCCAGTTTTTAGCACCAACCTTACGACATTTAACTAAAGCACCAGAAGCATATGCACTTGGCCATACTTTGTAGCGAGATTTAACTTTGTGATAACAGGCATCTCTTTTAGCCTTTTTCTTCTTCTTTTTTCGTTTCTCATCTAATACTGCTTCAAGTTCTTCTTGAATTAATTGCTCAAAGTTCATGTATAGTTCCTCGTTCTTCTTAGATTTTTTCTTTTTCTTACGACCACCCTTTTGTGGATCAGTCTTTACATAAGTAGGTTTTGCTGCCCCTCTTTTCTTAGTTTGGCCCGGATCTTTCCTTCTTTTTCTACGGCCGGCTGACTCTCTTTCTTTTTTAGACATGCTGCTGTATTTTTTTCGAGATACACATTTAGGTGTTGTTTTTTGACCGGGTTGTCGTGCACAAGGCTTACCATCGTATTTACCACCCGCTTGCCGCCAGCCTCCTTTCTTAAACCACTGGCGGAGACCTTCTTCATCAATAATTCCTTCCTCACTTACGAAGTTTTCAATAATTTCGCCGTATAAATCATTCATCTTTGCCAAATCCTGCTATTTTTAAAGCTTTCTCCAATAAATAGATCGGAAATTCAGTATTGTCAATCTCTTTTATTTCATCGATAGTAGCCCATTTCCAATCGTCATGTTCGATTTCTCCAGTAACTGGATTTGGCTTGCTGACTTTAACTGTGCCTGTCCATTTTCGAGTTAAAAAATAGTACTTTTTTGGCTTTGGCTCGCCAAGATAAATTAAATCAGAAGTATCGCATAGCAAATTAGTCTCTTCATCAAGTTCACGGACTGCACCAGACTCTATTGAACGGTCATCTTCATCAATGTGTCCACCGGGTATTGTCCATTGGCCCCCGCGGCTATCAATATTTGATCTTCTTAAAATTAAAAACCGTTGCTGATCATCTAAACAGGCAATGATTCCAACGGTTTTTAACTCACCTTCAAATAAAAAACTATTCCATTTATCAGTTAACGACATGCTTTATAATTTTTAATTGTACCACGACAAAAGGCACCTAGTGCATCTTTTATATTTATATTTTTAATTGGTGCAACCCATATCATATTTTCTTGGATTTGAGTTCCATATGTATACTGCACATCAATTCCAAACAAGATACCAATTAGTTCACCCTTTTTATTATACACACCAGAACCTGAGCATCCAAACCACCCATATGTATTAACTATTAACTGTGTTCCTGCACCTTGAAGCTCTTCGTATCCCGATATTCTACCACCAAAGGACATTAACTTATGCCATGATGGATGGCCAGAATAAACAATATCTGTTCCTATACTGTAGTCATCTGTTGGATTCCAAGACATTGCCTTGATCGTATGAAAGCCGTTTGGCACTATTAACACTGCTATGTCATGATCTCTGCTTTTATATATTAAAGTTGCAGATCTTTGTTCAACATCTTTAGAAATTAAATATGTTTGCCCAAGGTTACCATCGGTAACATGTTTAGCAGTTAAAACTAATGTTAAATCTTTGTATTGCACCACTGTTCCACTTCCATGTCCTGAAGATGTTACAACTTTAACGGCTGCACCTCTAACTCTTTTCTCGTTTAAAGACAATCCTTTACTAACCTTTTCAATAGGTTTTTGTGGTTTGTAGTCTTGTAATTGTTGGGCTTGTTCGCTATCAGTTGTTTGTGCATTAACATTTACACTTGAAAACCCAATACCAAGCATAACAACCAAACATTTAATTAAATTTTTCATTGGTTTGTTCCTTTAATAATTTTAAGAGCCAGAGTCTGTTCCACCGGTGTCCAACTCAATATATCTATATCCTATTTCAACTAATGACCCCGCACCGGGAATAATAGTGAAATAAACTGTATTATCCAGTTCATTATAATACCAGTCATGATTTAATAAACCATCAATAAAGACCCTTATTGAATCTTTTTCAGCTTGGTGAGTAAGTGTTATTTGCTCATAAGGTTCTATGGAGTGAGTTGCATCGGTAACACCGGGGGTCCAGTCTTCGCTGCATATGTCAAGCACAACACCACCTAACATATTTGTCGCCTCTCGGTATCTTTTGCCAACATAATGTGCTGGAACCCAGCCACCACAAAGTGAGTCTTCTGCTTCAATATTAATAATACTTGCCATAAATACCGAGCCCATTCTTCTAGAACTGTACCAATCCATAAAATCTGAAACCGCTGGATATTCAATGTAACTCTGCTCATCTTCATCAGAAACAAACACTACTAGTAAGCCCGCATCAGGCCGCATCCATGTATTTGAATAAGGGTTATTCACAATATAATCATAAACAGAATTAAAGCCCTCTTCAAACGGTGCACTTATAAGTGTATCTAACATGTCTCTAGCATCATCACCATCATCACCGGGCACCAGAGGAAACTCAGTGCTCATGACGGCTTTACGAGGATCGGCACTAATCATGACTAATCTCCAGTCGGCCGTTGGTAGGGCAGCAATCATTGCTTCCACACCAGCGATTAATCTATCATTGTGTGTCGCCATTGAACCAGACCGGTCGATCACCCAAATAATATCAATACCGTCAACCGACATATGTTGTGTAAACGAATCAACCCAAATTATGCCTTCATTGACAGGCACTTCAACTTCTACATATGTTGGTACCTCTACTTCAACGGGCACCTCTACTAGCACTTCGACTTCTATTTGCTCCCTGATTGTTCGGTCTTCAGACTGATCACCAATACGATAATCGGTGTAGCACGAAAGCATACCAAGAATAAAAATTATTAATCCCACATTAAATCCTCCATTTATAAACTCACCAATAGTAATTATGTCGTTATTCATCTTCTCGACGAAGAAGTGCAAAACTTAATAAAAGCATGTTGCAAAGCGACAGTATTTCCAAATCAAACCAGTCATTAATGCTTGCATATATAAAAAGCCAAATGTTAGCCAAAAAGGCCGCCACGACGAAAGGGAAAAGTATTTTGACCAGTTTGTTTAATTTATCCACTATTGTAACTACCGGTACCACAACCAAAACCGAATTTTTTTTCTTTTTATGACGGATATTTTTTTCTAGATTTTTTCTTCTTTTATTATTGTGTCAATCGAGTGATAATCATATATACCCATCACAACCGACATTTTTAAGCCGTATTCCTCAACATTA